TCAGCAGGGCGTTCCCGCTGGCGGTCCTGCCGGTGTTGGTGGACGACGTGCTGAATGCCGGCATCACCCTCAGCCTGACCTCTTACGGGAAGGACTATTCCCGCGAGTCGATCCGCGCCAACCCGCTGGAGCTCCAGGAACTCCTGATGCGGCTCGCGGCCGCGCATGAGTTTTCCGAGAGGCTGAGCCGGCGGATCACGTTCGCCCACCAGCAACGCCGCCAGGCGATCCGCGCCGGGCAGCCGGCCGCCCCAGGTCTCGCGCCCTCCTGGCTGGAGCTCAGCCCCGATGGCTGGCAGTTCAACGCCTACGCCACGGTGGTGCGCCGTGTGCTGGAGCTCACCGCAGAACACGGGGCCGCGGCGGTGGCAAGACAGATGAATGCCGAGGGCATCCCGTCACCGGGCGAAGCGGTGCAGGCCCGGCGGCAGGGCAACCCACGCCGGCGGCAGGAGGCCGAACCCAGGCGCATCCGCTGGTCCCCAAGCACGGTGCAGCAGCTCGTTAGCGCACCGCAGATCCATGGCGCCCGGCCCATCCGCACGCCCGGGCATAGCGCCAGGCTTCGCGCGTGGAAGGAGAAGACCGCCCAACTGGCCCGGCAGGGTGTGCCTCGATCGGACTGGCCGCCACGGCCGAACCAGACATGGGAAGCACCGCAAGAGGGTTACTACCCTGCGCTGCTCACGCCAGCCGAACACGCCGACCTGTTGGCCCAGGTGACCCACCGCGCACCACCGGAGGCGGGCCGCACCGATCGGCAGCGGTGGATTGCCAGCACCATGACGTGGTGTGTCTGCGGCGAACGGATGGGCGCGACGGGGAGCACCAGGCTGCAGGCTGCAGGCATCCGCCGGTTCGTCTATCTCCGATGCCATGGGGCCGGCCGCCACGGCACCTGCACCGCGCCTTTGATTGCGTTGCCGGTCGCTCAGGCCCACCTGCTGGTCAGGCTCACCGGCGATGACTTCGCGGTCATGCTCGAGTACGCGACCGGACAGGACCGGGCCGCAGAGCTGGCCGCGGCGATTCAGCAGCAGCAGACCGCTGAGCTCGCGGTGATTCGCCTCCAACAGCAGCAACGCGCCGGCGATGCCGCCATGGCCGTCGAGACCGACCCCACAGTGCTCGGCGTCCTGGCCCGTCGACAGGCGGCCCTTGATGTCCAGGCGCAGGATGCTGCCCGCCAGCTGGCCGCTGCTCAACGTGCGGTCGCGAAGGCGCAGGCTGCACCCACGCTGGCGGCACTGGGTGATGCGGCACGGAAGGAGATCAGCGCCACCCTTCGGCGGTTCGCTGCTGGTGAGGACACTGAGGACGATCGGCGAATGGTGTGGCGACACCTGCGGGCCCTCGGCCTCAGGATCACCATCGACACGGCCGGGCTGCGGATGGCGCTGCAGATCGGCGACGGGCCCACCGAATGGCAGCCGGTCGACCGGGACCTTGGCGCCTACGCCCTCGATGCTGCCGCCACCGGCGTCACGTTCGGCGATGGGATCGTGTCGTGGGAAACCTGAGCGCCGGGAAACTCACGCCGGGCGATCGTTACCGCTGCCTCCCAGTCGTCAGCACGGACGGCGCCGCGACGTTGGGTGCCGTTGGGGAGCTCCAGGTGGATCGGGTAGAGGGTCATGACTCACCCCCCATCGACAGCCGGTCGATCAGCCGGCTGAGATACCAACGGGCTTTGCGGGCGTCCTCGTACGGGTTGCCCTTGAGCCACATCCGCAGCAGGTATTTCAAGGTCTGCCATTGCAATCCCGCCAGCACTGGATCCGGAGCGCTGGCGGCAGCCTGCTCCAGGATCTCGATCACCTCCACCCTGCCGGCGGTGTAGTGCGCGGGGTGGTTTACGGGGTCGCTCACATCGGCCTCCTGAGATCAGCAAGAGCACGGGTCAGGTCCATGGATGCCCGGCGGGTGGCGCCGGAGAGTCGGCCCGCAGTGATCCACGGTCCCGAGTGATGCTGTGATGCCGGCTGGCTTTCCGCTTGCAGCTCTCTGGCCAGATCCAGGAAGCGTTCCGCCTCGGCAATGGCGGCTTGCAGGGTGCGGGTGTTCATGGTTGATGCTCCGGGTCAGTGTTTTTGTTCCACACGGCACTACGCCGCTCGGCGCCGCAACTCGGGCACCGATTCACCCGCCAGGCAGTGCCGCCGGCATGGATGCTGGCCATGGTGAAGACTCCGGGTTGATCGGCGAACTCGAACCACTGCAGACCACCACGCAGCAGCGGCCACACCTCACAGCAATCGGGGGTTGTTGGGGTCATGGTCATGCAGCAGCAGGCTGTCGGCGGCGGCCCTTCGGCCGGCGTTGCTGGTCGGGCAATACCTGCCCCTTGATTCGGGCATACCGTGCGTTCAACGCGGCCCACACTTCACGGTCCTTGAACTCGAAGTGGACCGTGCCTTTCTTGTACGGCCGGAACAGGAAGAAGCCCCAGTCGTACCAGCAGCCGGGCTCATAGCTGTTGGCGCCGATGGCCTCCGGTGTGCGCACTTCCTCAATCGCGCGGCCCGTGATATAACACAGCGCCTTGATCAGGTCCTGGATGTCATCCCACTGGCTGCCGTAAGTCTCGATCCGTACCTTGCCCGGGTTGTTCCAGGAGAGTTGCGCGAGGCGGGAACTGATGAACCGCTGGTTCAACATGTAGCCCGAGTTCGTCACCCAGCCTTCTACGCCGTACCGGTTCTCCTTGGTGTACTTCGTCAGTTCATCGACCGCTTCCTCTACGGCACGATCGATCCGCTGGTCCTGCGTGCCGGCGACGATCTGCAGCATCCGGTAGATGTTCCGCTCAGTGAACGGGATCTTCGACTGCTGCTCCACGAACCGATTGATGTCCTTCGCAAGCTGGCTGGTGGCCATCTGCTGCGGCAGGAACTCATCGAACACATGCTTCCAGGCCTGCTTTTGCAGGTCCTTGCGGAACCGGTTACGGGTGACCGCTTCGCCTTCGATCGTTACCTGCAGGCCCAGGTCCTTGCCGAAGAAGCCGTCGAGCACGTTGTGCAGCCGCACGCCAGCGGCAGCCTGTTCATCAAAGATCCGGCACGCCTCGACGTAGCGGTTCACGATGTCGCGCGACCGGCGGTAGGGGATGATCCCCTCGCCCTGGGCTTCGATGTCATCCGGGCCGAGGAAGAAGCCGTCGAACTCATCCGCGCCGGGCTTGGCGCCGGGCTTCGTCAGCCGGAGCAGGCCGACGCTGACGCGGGTGGGCCGTTCGGCGGTGGAGAACACCTCGCCAAGGTTTTCGCTGCTGCCATAGGCTTCGATCAACTTCGCAAGCTGGAGCTGCAGGCCCCGGTAGATGCCGGAGATGGTGTTCCAGTTGCAGAGCGCCACGATTTCGCAGCCCGGTGGCGCGATCTCCCAGGCGTGCAGGATGTGGGCCTCGTCCGCGCTGAAGGGTGGGTTCATGACGATGGCGTCGACGTGGCTGACTTGCTCTGCCGTCACCGTGAGCCAGTCCGCAGCAAGCAGCCGGCTGGAGGGGATGGCCGCCACGATCGCCCGCAGCTCGGGTTCAGGCTCGACGGTGAGCACCTCCGCGGCGCCACGGGCCAGGCACTCGCGCACCAGGTTGCCGCTGCCGGCGCTGGGCTCCAGCACGACGCGGCCGCGCAGGTCCAGCGGGTCGAGCATCGTGGCGGCGACCTCGGGTGGGGTTGGGTAGAAGTCGGGGCCGAAGAGGGTCATGCGGGCACCTCCAGCTGCAGCACCCTGGCCAGCGGGATCGCTGCCACCTGCGGCACCACGGCATTGCCTAGCGCTCGGAGACGGTCCAGTCCTGCGGGTATCCCATCAGAGCCTCGGCATAGCTTGGGTGTACCAGCGGCGGGTCCGTCTCGCAGCGCCTCAAACTCTCGGAGGTTCTGACTCCGCGCCAATGCGGGCTGCCAATGAATCGGTTTTTCGGTGCGCCCTTCCATTCGGTAGCTGTCGGGGTAGGAAACAGCCCACCAGCGATTGCGAACGTGCCAAGCTCCAAGATCGGCAGCTGATACGCATGCCCATTCGCAAGCACGCCCATCGTTGGCCAACTCTCCGAGAACTGTTGCCAACCCGTCAGAACAGATGCCTGCGACGTTCTCCATGACGAGGTATCGGGCTCCCACTTCGCGAACCACTCGGAGCAGTTCGTAAAACAGGCCGGAACGGGTCCCCAGTCCAATACCAGCACGTTTGCCGGCGATCGAGACGTCTTGGCATGGAAACCCTCCACACACAACATCAGCTGATCCGTGCTCTGGGTGGAAGGTGCAGATGTCATCGTGGATCGGTACATCGGGCCAGTGTTTGTGCAGGATGCGCTGGCAGTAGAGGTCGCGTTCCACGAACTGAACGGTTCGGAATCCACCGAGCCAGCGAGCGGCCAATGAGAAGCCGCCGATGCCACTGAAGGTGTCGAGCAGGCGGAGTGTCACGCCACCACCTCCACCTGATGCACGTGGTACGCGCCCCAGCCGGCGCTGATGTCCACCAGGCCGATCCGCTGCACAGCAGCCAGACGGCGGCTCACCTGCGACTGCGAGCAGTCCCAGCGTTCGCGCAATGTGGCGACAGGCAGGCGGCCGGGCGTGGGCGCCAGGGTCACCAGCGTCAGGTAGTCGAGCAGCGTCTGATCGGTGTGCTGGCCGCGTAGGTCCAGCAGCGGGCGGATGCGGATGATCATGGCCGATACCACTGGCTGCAGCCCCAGATCGGGAACAGTTCCGGGAACCATTCGCCTCCAGGGAACGGGATGGTGTTGACCCACCAAAAGCGGCCAATGCAGCCGCCGCGATCGTTGATGTAGAAGGCTGGTGGCGTCTGGCGGATTGAGCCTCCTGTCTCAATCAGATCGCGCTTGAAGCGTGGTGTCATGGCAGCAAACGGTGGATTCACCAGCAGCACGCCCGTGCCGGCCGCTGGCTCGTACGTTGTCGGCGGGTACCAGACGCCTGTCATGACGCAACCTCCGCAAGCTCCGACGTCGAGCCGTAAGTCCACCGCCAACCTGGGTTGGCAGCAATGAACTGATCCACATGATTGATGCCGTGTTCCGACACCACGCCGACCAATAGACCGGGGCAACGGTCGGCAATCATCGCCATCCCGAACACCACTACCTCACCTTCGACCGGGCAAAATGCCACCGTCGGTAGGTTCGTGATGTCCAGCACCCATTCGTCCCATTTGCTCATGATTTGACCGGCCTGATCACAATGATCCGTGTGCCTGGATGCAGTTGAAGGTGAAGCCATCGGGCGTGATACGCAGAATTTGCGGGATAACTAAAATCTCTCGTCCGGTGCTCATCTACCTGGATGGTCACCAGCCATGTAGGTTCTGTCATGCAGCCACCTGCAATAAGAACCGCAACCGGTTCATGCTACGCCGCTCGCGCTTTCGTACATTTTCGCGGCTGACACCAAGCTTCTTGCCGATCGCCGCTAACGTCATCTCCCCCTGGATGCTGTCTTCCGCCAGCCCGTACCGCATCTCAACAATCCGGCGATCCATGGGCGGCAGATGATCCATCATCTTCTGCAATCCTTCGATCGCTACCGCCTGCTCCAGCGCGGTTGCTGGACACTGGCTGTGATCAGCGACGGCAGAACCCAACTCATCGCCGTCTTCAATCATCACCTCATTCAGGCTGGCCAAACTCCAGGCGCGTAATGCAATCTGCAGTTCATCTAATGCCATCCCCGTAGCGGCGGCAGCTTCCGCTAACGTCGCCGTTGGGTATTCCCTTTGGTGTTTTTTGATCTTACAGATCTTCTCGGTCTGATGCACCGGCAACCGTATCAACCGGTCAGTGTCGTTGACACCTCGGGTGATCGCCTGCCAGATCCACCAGTAGGCATAAGTGGAGAACTTATACCCTAGGCTTGGGTCGAACTTCTCGGCAGCCTTCACCAACCCCATGTTCCCCAGGCTGATTACATCCATCAGTTCCAGCGTCTGGCACATCCGGTAGTATTTCCGGGCGACCGTAACGACCAGCCTGAGATTGGATTCCATCATTCGGTTCATCGCACGCTTGCCATTCCGCACGATGCGCCGTTCAGCCTGTGTCTTCGGTTCCTTGCCCTCAGCCTGGAAGGCACGCATCTCCTGGATCTGACGCCCCAGCTGGATTTCCTGCTCTGTCGTAAGCAACGGAACCCGGGCGATCTCGTTGAAGTACGCGGTGACGGAATCGTTGCTCATGGTCAGAACGGCACCTCTTCGCTGCTGGGCTCCCAGCCTCCGCGTGCGCTGGCTGGGGCAGCATTCCCGCTTTCGGCGTCGCGCTTGGATCCCAGCAGTTCCAGTCGGTCGACGTTCACCACAGGCTTGCTGCGCTCCTCTCCAGAGGCGCGATCAGTCCATTTCTCAATGGTCATGGATCCGATGACGCCGATCAGGGACCCTTTGCGCACGTAATCGGCAGCGACCTGGGCCTGCTTCCCCCAGATCTTGAGGTTGAACCAGTCGGGGTCTTCGTCCTTTCGGCGGTTCACCGCGAGCGTGAGATTGGCGACCATGGTGCCGCTCTCGAAGTAACGGACCTCCGGGTCACGGCCGGCGCGGCCGATGAGAATGATTTGGTTCATCAGGGTGTAGGTGGGGTGGTGGGTTGCGCAAGCTCCCGCCGGATCAGCTCCCGCGCCCAGACGGTGATCGGCACGTCGAGCCGCTGGCAGTGGTCCCGGATCTCCTGGTAGAGCTCCGGCCGCATCGTCAGCTGGATCAGGCACCGGCCAGCAGGGCGGCGGGTCATCGGTTGGGGTTGCGCATGATCGGATCATACCATGGTTTTGATCCCTACCGCTACCGCCTCACTCCAACCCCAACACCCCCTCGGCCTCCTCCACCGATCGCGCCACACCAGCCAGCCCGCCCATCTCCAGCACCATCGCCAGGAACGCCTCCTGTTCCGCCGTCAGCCGGCCGCGGGGGGCCTTTACCTCGATCGCTGAGAACACCGCCAGCCGCTGGCCCACCATCTCGGGCGTGACCGTCACGCTCCGCAGGCCGATCAGGTCGCTGCTCCCCTTGCACAGGCCGAACTGCACCGGCCTTCCGTTCCGGTCCAGTAGCGTCCCCGTGTTGTTCCTGAACAGCCTGGTGTCACCACGGCTGCACGCAAGCCTGATGGCCTGCTGAATATTCTGCTCCGTTGACATCTCCTACACCTCCCTCCCAATCACTGCATGATTCCGCCATGAGGACACCGCCCCAGTAGGCCGCTGGGGTTTTCTCATGGCCTCGAACGTCAGTCCCAAGGCCGCTACAGGTCGGCCTTCACGTATCGCCAGGTTGATCGTCGAACGGTGTACATGCAGCTCCCGCGCTGCAGCACTGCAGTTTCGGTACACCCTCCCGGTCTCCACGCACCGCACTCGCCAGTCGCCCAACCTGGTGTCGTGCTCGGCCGCTACCTGATCCGCTAGCTCGCGGTCCTCCAGCAGTGCAAACAACGCATCGGCGCTGTAGCCACCCAGGATGCGTGGCATCTGCTGTGCCAGCCGTCGCCAGTTCGCGCGGCACGCCCACCGTGCCTTACCGCGCCACCGTGGCTGCAGCAGTGCCCGTACCTTCGGACTACGGGTCCACGCTGCGACGCGATCACCCGAGCAGCCCAGCAGTTCACCCACCATGCAATACGTCAACCAGTCGCCATGACGGCATCCGGCATGCAGCCCTATCCGATGCAGCCGTTGAATGATCGCCGTGTTGCTCCGCATCGGCCAGCCGTTGGCGCGTGCTGCCGCATGGAAACGACGCACCACGTCAGGGAACGGTTCCTGGCCCGCGTAGCGCTTCAGATACTCGGACTCGGCAGCGCTCCATCCGGGACCCTTCACGCCAACACCCCACGCACCGACATCCGCCCGGTGCGCACTGATCGAGCCGCCATCACGTGCCGCGCCCAACCACGGGGGTTCTTCATCCCCCTTTGCTGTCCCACCTGTATCAGTTCCTCCAGCGTCTGGGCGCTGCCTTGTTCGCGTTTCCGCGATCGGATCTCCAGCTTTCGTTCCACCAGCTCGCCATCCACCTGCAACAATTCCGCCCGAGGCGCTGCACTGAACACATGCCCGCATTCGTTGCAACGCTGCGCCGCTGATGGCATCGCCGCGAAACACTTCGGGCATACCTTCACACTGATCCGCTGCTCTGCTTTCTTCTTCGCCTTCCCATCAAGGCTCCATTCCCATTCCCTCAACGGATGATCCAGCCTTGACGGGTCGCTATTGTCGGTGTGGTCAATAATCAGCAAGTCTTTCTTTCCCGGCGCAATCCGCAGCCCCCGCCCGTTCCCCTGCAGCCATGCCGTCACGCTGGTAGTCCCCCGCAGCCAGATCACCGCATCGATCTCCGGCACGTCCACGCCAGCAATCCATAGCTCTGCGCAGGCCACTAGATCCAGCCGGCCAGCCCGCAGCCCTGTGATCGCTTCACGGCGCTCCGCGTCGCTACTCTTTCCGTGCACCGCCATGGCCCGGTATCCCGCCCGTCGCCACTGCTCTGCTACCGCCTGCGCGTGCCGCACATTGCAGCAGAACGCCACACCACGGCGTCCGGCACATAGCTTCTGCCAGTGGGTCAGCGCATCACCGATGATCTTGGGCTTGCCCAGGATTGATGCATCCTGCTCTTGGTTGAAGTCTTTCCCGCGGCATGCCGGCAGGTCCGCCAGTCGTGGCGCGAACAGTCGCACCGGTGCCAGCAATCCTTCCTCGATTAGCTGCAACGTGCTACAGGTCAGTACCAGATCATCGAACACCTCGCCCAACCCGCGACCATCGAGGCGTTGTGGCGTGCCGGTGAGGCCCAGCAGCATCGGCCGCCCCACCGCATCGATCACCTGCCGGTAAGTCTTGGCGACCGCCAGATGGCATTCATCGATGATGATCAGATCAGGCCGCGGCAGCCCCTGGCGCCTCACCGCCGTCTGCACCGCCACCACCTGCACCGGCACCCGGTAGTTCACCGATCGGCCCGCACGGATCTGCCCGTGGTTAATCCCCGCTGCCGTCAGCCTCGCGCTTGTGTCATCCAGAATCTCCCGCAGGTGGGCCAGGAACCACACGGACCGGCCCTTCGCCACCGCCTGCCGCACAATCTCGGCTGCAGTCGCCGTTTTGCCGAACCCGGTCGGGGCAACAAGGATCGGTGCACGCGCACCCTCGGCATAGGCACGCCTCAGGTCGTCCAGCGCTTGGAGCTGGCGGGGGCGGAGGATTGGGGTCATCGGGCCACCGGTAGGCGGCACGGGGCGCACACGGCGTCGGCCGCGCGTGCCGCTGAAACTGCATTGATCTGATAGGTCCTTGGCCTCAAGCCGGTAGCGTTCCACTCCAGACAGGCTAGCCTGGTAGGGATCAGGACCGCAACCGCCCATGGCTCAGCTGCACACCAAACCCCGTCGCCAGCGGCAGTTCATCACGCTGGACCTGCCCCAGGAACAGGTCGCCTGGCTCGACGCCCAAGCCGCCGACATCATGTCCCGCTCCGCCTTCGCTCGCCTCCTCATCTCTCGCGCCATGGAAGCGCAGGCCAAAGAGGGCTGAGCAGTGGATGCAACTATCCAAAAGACTCTCAACCTGACTGCCGATCAGCTCAGGGCAGTAGACGCTGCAATGGCTGTCGCCGATTCAGCCGGCCACATGTCCCTCATCGGCCCCGCCGGCTGCGGCAAGACCACCACAATCAGGGCAATCGCCCACGAGCTTCAATCCCATTTCAAGCGCAAGAGAGTTCTTCTCTTGGCGCCGACCCACAAGGCGCGCCGACAGTTTCAGGCAGCGGAGCTGCCTAAGCGCGTTGACACATGGACGATTCAGAGCTTCTGCAAGGTCAAGCAACAGACATGGCGCGACCAAGATCGGTTTGTTGTCAGCAACAGCGGAGAGCTTGAAACGATTGAACGTGTTAAGCGTTCTTACTGCGTGGTCATTGTGGACGAGTCTTCAATGGTCTCCAGCGATCTTGCGGCTAAAACCCTTGACATTTGCCAAAGTGCTGGTGTTGGCCTGATCTTCTCAGGCGACCCCTACCAGCTTCCTCCCGTCAAGGCCGCCGCAAGGTCCGAAGCCGAAGCCGATGGGCCCGACGTTGACGAGGTCGAATCCGAACTGGCGCCACAGTTCATTCACGCTCCACTGGTTGTGCGCCTTGACAAGGTACTGCGCCATGATGGCCCTATCCTTGACTTCGCCACCAAAATCCGTCGCGAGTGGGAACGTGTCCACTCATTCCCGATCAGCTCAACCAAGACAGATCAGTCCGAAATAGCTGTTGTTAAGGATCCAGCGCGGGAGTTCATTGACCATTTTGCAAGGCTTTATCAGCAGGTCCAAGACGGCGTTATCGATGAAGCCGATCTTTATGCGCAGGCTCCGCGGGCTCTTTGCTTTGAGAACAAAAACGTTCGCGCCTTAACGCGACAGCTCAGGAGTCGGATTTACGGCAACATTGCGCAGAGCCAATGGGGCAAAGGGGAAATCATTATGTTTCCCTCCTACACTTACGCGCTACCGAGGCCTATTCATTCCTCAACCGATGCGGTAATCGTCAGGTCTGCAGTAGTAGAAGTCAACGAAAAGACCGAGACAATCAAGTGGCAAACTCCGAGCAGGAACCTTGATCGCGAATGCGAACTCTACTTCGAGGGTCGTTTTCAGCAGTTGGCGGTCTTTCTTGTAAATCCAGATGGATCGGTTGACGATTCAATGGAGTACATCGTTCACTGTCCCCTTCTTGACGATGGTGATGCTCGCAAATCTTACGCGAAGCTCAATGAAAACCTAAAGGCCGTCAGGATCAATGGCAGACCGCTGCCTGACAAACACAGCGCATGGGATTGGCTTAAATCAATCAAAGACAACTACCTGGCACACATCACTTCCGCTTTTGTGATGACCGTGCACAAATCGCAGGGCTCGACATTCCCCCACGTTTACGTCGGACGTGATCTGCTCCATCGCGACGACAAAGAAACCCGCAATCCCCTGCTGTACGTCGCAGCAACCAGAGCCGCCAAGTCCATCACGTTCGGGAAGGTGAATGCCTGACTTCTCCGACCGCTATTCCCCCCACTGGAACCGGGTTTTCACCGATCTGCTACGGCTCCCGGCAACGCTGCTTAACAGCCAGTGGCACGACTGCCCCTGCTGCGCTACTCCCGCAGCATTCAAGGCGACACCAGGCAAGGCGGTTCTTCACGCCATCTGCAATGCCTGCGGCGGTCCCGACCAAACCGGTGGCATCATCACCCCGCGCGAACTGGTTGAGCGGATCCTTTCCGTTGACAGCTTTACGGCTCAGCAAAGAATTGATGGCTTCCTGGGTTTTGAGCCAGATCGTCAAGCCTCCTTATTGCTGCAGCTCAAGCATCTCCCTGCCGACTGGAGCCTTGTCGCCGTTGACGGTAACAAGCGCCCCTATCAGCCTGCTTGGCAGAAATCACCCCTCACCAAAGCCCAGGCCGCTGCCGAAATCAAAGCCGGTCGCGCCAAAGCCATCGGCGTCATCGCAGGACCCCTCTCCAACGGCCTCCTCTTCGTTGATCACGACGGCATCTCCGCTACCGCCGAACTCGAACGCCTCGGCATACCACAACGCTCCCTCCCCCCCACCGCAGCTTCAACCTCCGGTCGCGACGGTCGCTTTCAGCTCCTCTTTCGCATCCCCGAGCACTACTGGCCACAGATGCGCAATCGCCGCGTCTTCGCTACCGGTCAGACCGACGCCGACGGCAAAGCCGAAAACCTCGACTTCCGCTGGGCCGGCCATCAATCCGTCGTCATCGGCGCTCATCCCATCACCGGCGCCTATCGCTGGCTCAAAGACCGCAGCCCCGCCGAAGTCGAAATCGCTGAAGCGCCCCACGCGCTGATCCGTCTCCTCATCGAAGAGGAACCCTCGCCCATCACCCTCTTCTCCCATCCGCCGGCACCCATCCCCCAACCACCATCCACCGGCCAGGCAATCCCCCTCCTCGACTTCATCACCCGCACGTCCCGCCAGCTCATCGAATCCGGCGGCACCCCCGGCTCGTGGAACGACGATCAGCTCAAGCTCGCCCTCGATCTCGTCGGCACAGAAACCTGGATCCTCTCCCAAGGTCATCGCACCGACATCACCGCTGCCGACGCCTTTGATCAGCACGTCCGCAACGCACAATCCAAAGCACGCGACTTCGACGTCAAGAAAGCCCGCCAACGGTTCGCCGGTGCCCTCAACCGCAACCCCACACCCGGCACCCCCCTCGACAAACTCCTCTCTCGCCTCGCCTTTCACACCCGCACCCCACGCCCCTCCACACGCCTCAACCCCCCATCCTCCGCACCGGCCGCCGCCGACCACCGCGAGCACGATCCCCTCCCGTGTCACGGCAAACCCATCAAGCTCGAAGTCCCCGAGCTTCTGGAAGTCCTTCGCTCACAAGCCAAAGACGGCGGCATCCGCTTCAACGTCTTCACCCAGCAGATCGAAATCAACGGCCAGGTCTTCCCCGGTGCCGAACGCTTCTACCTCCTCCTCGCCGAGCAGGGCATCAAGGCAGCCAAAGACCTCGCCATCGACTGCCTCCTCCAGGTTGCCCACGAGCACCCTTACGACCCCGTAACCCTCTACCTCGATCACGTCGCAGCCACCGTCGAACCCGCCTACATCGACGCCCTCGCAACCGCCTACCTACGAACCACCGACGACGGCCCCACCCTCTACGACGAAATGCTCAAGCGCACCCTCATCGGTGCCGTTCGTCGTGCCTTCGAGCCCGGCTGCAAACACGACACCGCCTGCGTTCTCATGGGCGATCAGGGCGGCCGCAAATCCTCCTTCTGGGCAGTCCTCGGCGGTCCCTTCTACAGCGACGCCCTCGGCGACTGCTCCAGCAAGGACGACCTCATGATCCTCCACCGCTCCTGGATCATGGAATGGGCCGAACTCGATCACGTCACCTCCCGCAAGCACGCTGGCTCCATCAAAGCCTTCCTCACCCAGGCAACCGACATCTTCCGCGTCCCCTACGGACGCAGCACCGAATCCTTCCCACGCCGCGGGATCATCGTCGGCTCCACCAACCGCCAGACCGGCTTCCTGCAGGACGAAACCGGTAACCGCCGCTTCTGGATCATCCCCACGCCGGCTAACGAAACCAACCCCATCGATACTCCCAACCTCGCCGCTGAGCGCGACGCGATCTGGTCCGCTGCCGTTCACGCCTATCGCGCCGGTGAACCCAGCTACCTGCCCGCGCACCTCGCCTCCAAGGTCGAACAGGAAAACCTCGCCTACCAGGCCGAACACCCCTGGAAGGCTGTCGTCGAGGCCTGGCTCGCAACCCCCGCAGCACTCGCCGAGGTGATCACCTCAGAGAAGCTCCTGACCGCTGCCGTC